ATTTCCCCCATTTGAGGGATGCGCTGTTCAGACAAACGAGCGACACCATCAGAAATGGAGAGGAAAGAGCCGGGAACGGTTCCGGGAGTGTTACCAGCATCAAGCAAAGAGCCTTCCGCCATTGTTTGAGCGATGACCGATTCAGCCTTTGCAACGAGTGCGTTAGCCATAGGGCGCAAGACGCGTTCGGCCAACTTCTCAGGGTTCAAGGAAAGTTGCTTTTCCAAGTCAGTCCACAACGTCGAAACGTTATAAGGAAGGACCGTCATGGTCACGGAGTCTTCAATGATAGCTTCCGGAGTCGCTACGCTGGACTGCACCACAGAGAACCGGGCAGGGCGACGAACTCGGATTGAGGTACCGGGCTGATAACCTGATTGTTTAAATTCAGGCTCCCAACCACGGTCTACAGTGTTGACCAACATTCCTTCAGTGTGAAACTCCGCAACCGCTTCTTTGGCTGCGAGGTCGGTTGTAATAATTGTATTTGCCATTTCTATACCTTTGGTTTACCGCTGAGGGAGCCTACGGGTAGCCGCTAAATAATCCACTTCTGAGGATTGCGGGCTATACGGACTCTTAGGCGGTGGTGTGTTTCCCCCGGTCACCGGATCGAGATTGGGGGCTTGTTTAGCGGGTATTTTTGACGGTCCTGCTGTTACCGTGGTCAGTCGTGCTTCCGTTCTTCCTAGTTCCCTAATCCCCTGCTCGTATGGCATCCGATTCAAAGCAATGATTTTATCAGGGTTAGCTGTTAAAAACTTCGCTAGTGCTATCGGGTCATCTGATTCCTTCAACATAAGCTGAAGGTCTGGACGTAACGCCGGAGCGTTCATTAATGCCTCTTGAAAAGACGGGTCTTTTGCTGTTTCAGCATAAACCTTCTCCTCCCAAGTGCTTTCCGCTTTTACCACTCGTTCGTGATGTTGGCGGGCCTGCGCTTGCTGGCTGTTGACGTGGTCTCGCTTCTGCAATTCTTGCTGCACGGTGTGAGCAACAACTGCTGCGTTATAACTGGCCCAATCTGGATAGTCTTCCTCTTTCGGGGCTGACTGAGCGGATTGTGCTTGCTGGGGTTGTGGTTGAACTGGTGCCTGGGCTAACTGGGCTTTAAGGGCTCGGTTTTGCTCTAACACTTCATCCAAACGCCATTTAGGTATCTGGGGGTGCGGTACGTTCTGAGGTTGTTTATCCTGTACAACCGGCTCCGGTTTTGGTGTTTCCTCTACGGGTGGAACTACGGGCTCCTCTATAACAGGGGTCGAAACCTGTGCCTCTACTGGGAAAACGTCCTCTATCGGAAGATTATCTGCGTTTGCTGACATGGTCTGCCTCCACGGTAAACATCACGTTTTACGCCTGTGAAGAGGGCGAATACCCGGTGGCCCCGGTTGGCTTTCCCTCTGCGGGAACTTTTGAGGCGTCGAGCTTTTTATTCTCGAATGCCATTCTCTCTTTGTCTTGGTCCTTGCCGTGATAATGACTATCGGCGGCTAGAACAAAGTTTGCAATTTCTTTATCTTGCCCATGCTTGGTGTTCTTTTCGTCTTGAACGGCTTTGTGTCTATCTACTTCCACCTCATGCACTAGCTTTGCTTTATCGATCATCTGGTCATGCTGTATACTGTCGGATTTCAAAAGCATCTCGCCTTGAATCTTTCCAATCTGAGCCTGTGCAATCATTCTCTGAGTGTCGGCGTTGAACTTCTCGATTCGGAGCTTTTCAGCCTCTAATTCCTTTTGCGCCTTGATACTCATGTTCTCGATTTTAGTCGATGCTTCGGCCTGGTGGGCGCGGTCGAGTTCGGGCTTAATCTTTTGCAATTCTTGCTGCATGGCTTGCGCTTGCTGTTGGGCCTGCTGCATAGCTTGTTGAATCTCTGGAGGGATTTGCTGTTGCTTGTCCTTATTATCCCCAAAGTCCACGCCTGGGAACTGAGTCGCACGAATAAGCCTAGCGATATCCGCCATTTTCTGTGCGTTCTTCCAATCTTGCAAGGCGATATATTCAGGGGCTAAACCAGATGATAACTGAGGGTTATTCTGGAAAAGCATCTCCATCCCTCGAAGCTGGTCCTCTCGCTTGGTGTCTGCGCTTGGACTCATCTTGCAAATCAGGTCATACTTACCTTGATTTAGGTCAAAGTACCCGCTTGGATTCGGGTCGCCTTCTTCTAGTGAAGCAGCCCAGATAACCTCTTCTTTGTCATCTTCCCCAACAATACGGATTTGGGTAGCTACATCATAAACCTTTGGAAGTATTTCGTCGGTAGCTTGGAAGCAACATTCAGCGGCTTTGGCTAGGTTCGCGCCCCAATCATAATTCCCTGTGTCGGCTTGACGCTCTCTAGCGTTAATGGCAACGCCTGACTTCTCATTAGATTGCGCGCCTAGTGAAGTCTCCCACATTCCGAGAACGTCTCTAATACCCTGCAAGGTCATTTGACGCAGGCCAATGAAAGCCGGGTCAGATTGGATAGGCTGCTCACGTGAAGGCTTATCAATCGATCCACCCTTACCGTCTCGGCTCTTATAAGGAACAATCCCGGTATAGGTAGCGAGATTGTTGTAGATATTCATGTACTTAGGGTCCATGCCCTCAATTGGCATGAATGTTTGAGCCTTCGGGGCCATACCTGCACGCTCTACAAGTGCAGAAAACGCGTAGTTATGCGCCTTTTGAACGTCAATTGCCGGTTCACATAAACCGTAATATTTGCGCTCTCCATTGACTGTAACAGTACGCCCAGTGGCTAGGAAGTTGGGGATGAAATATCCCGGCCATTTTTCCTTCTTGAGAACTCGCTTTGCTCCTAACTTAACCCACCAGATTTGACATTTGGTAGTCTTGCGCTTGATTGGTTCGCCGTCCTCATCCTTGGCTATGAAGTCTTCAGCTTTTAGCCCAGTATGCTTAGAAACCTCTGCCATCTTCTCTTTGAAGTCCGACATGTAATAGGTCGCACCTGGGCGGACCTTTGCAAACTGCATTAATGCGCCGGCTTGTGGGTCTTCAGTACATTTTACTAGGGTGTCTGGTTCGTCTTTTTTAAAGAAGTACTCAGTAACCTTTGGCCCTTCGGTCTTGTCTCCCCAAAGTAAGGAAACATTATCACCGGATAGAAATTCGTCTGGGTCATCGTCTGGAAACTCAGCTTTGAAAGCCTCTTTAGTGTACGGTTGGAAATACATCGAATCGGTAACGTCTGAGAAATTAGACTTACGATTAGTCCCGTCACCATGTAACATTCTGGTTGGGTCGGCTTCCAGGTACTCAATCTCTTTATTGAATGACATGGGGTCAGCGTACTTGGTGATGAACCGCCAACAACCTAGCCCGCCATTAATCAGGTCATCAATTGCCCGGTCCATGGCGTTTTTTAGTCCGCCAATCTGTTGTATGCCTCGGTGTAATCCTTGTCTAACCTCGGCTAGTTTAGGGTCGGTCCCTGAGTCTTTAGGCTTGACCTGTGCGCCAAAGTCGGCTTGTTTAAGGTCATTGGCTACCTGATTAGCAAAAGGGCCCAGGAGGTTCTCTGTGAGGGTTAAACGAGGTGGGTTAGAGGCTTGCCGGTCATCCCGTTCCTCTTGTTCCCATTGGGCATGGTCACCGTGATTTCTAACAAATGTCGTAATCCGTTGAAACCGCTTGTGATGAGGGCCCCAATAAGCCGTGGCTTTAGCCTGGAACTTCTCGGCTCGTTCGATAATCTCTTGGTCGAAATCTTCGGGTTTCATGTCTTCCATTAGGCACCAAACCCGGAGCGAGAAACATGAAATTGAAACGCTTCGACGTGTACAGAAGAATCGACAGGCATTGCCCAAGTAAGTGCAAGGGCGTCTGCATAATCAGGAGAGGCTAATCCACGCTTCTTCATGTGTTCTTTCTTTTCAAGCTGGATTTGCTCTTTGGCAGAGAAGTAATAGAGCGGGCTGAGCAGGTCGGAGCGGGTTTCTTTGTGGTCTGGTATCTCAAGACCTGCGCGCATTGCGTCCCGCATCAATCCCCACATCTCAGCCCGCTTGTTAGCCCAGCGAGTTTTATCCATCGGCTCACTACCGAAATTGATTCCAATAACCTTTTCACCTGCTAAAGCACGGCAACGGTCTACAATTCCACCGCCTACGCCTCCATCGTCGATGAATACCATTTCTGGTTCATTCTCGTCCATCGCTTTGATGATTTGTGAGGCAGATTGCATAGTATCTAATCCAGACCAGGATTTGACTATTTCACACTTTCGGCCTTGGCGCATGTAAATAACGTTCTTATCATCGCCATAACGGGCAACGTCAACGCCAAATATCTTAGGGAAGGATTGATAGTCCTCTGCTTTATACTTCAAGCAACGGTCAACGTCATCCGGTCCAATGAACTCAAACAGAGACGAACGAGGAGGCAAACCACGAACACGGACACGGACAAAGTCACTGTCTTCGCCTTCATCGTCTACCCATTGCTGAATCTGTTTCTTATTAGTGATGCGGACTGTTCTAGAATCTACCGAACGAGTTTCCCAGCGGTGGCGATATCTTCCCCAACATTCAGCCAATCGGCCTGTATTTCTGGTTAAGTTTCCGTAGACGCACCATATAATTTCCGTATCCGCATCAGTTAGCGCGCCTTCCATAACCTCCCAAATTGGGTCAGGGATAGCGGAAGCCTCATCAAATATCGCGAGAATGCGTTTGCCTCTATTGTGTAGACCTGCGAAAGCTTCGGTATTCTCAAGGCTCCAAGGGATTTGGTCAATCCTCCAGGTCTTTTCGTGTGCTTTCTCGGCTGAATAAATAGCGGTGGCAGTGAATACAAACCAATCCTTGACGATGCAAAGGCGATACCATTTGGCTAACTCTGCCCAAGTCTTAGTCTTTAACTGGTTCTCAGTGTTAGCAGTAACGACTCCGCGGGTATCCTCACAAGTCGACAAAGCCCACATAATCAGCCATGAAACCAAAGCGGATTTACCAACCCCATGGCCTGAGCCTGTAGCCTCTTGGATAACCTGTGAATGGGTAATTTTACCGGCTTTTAGCTTTTCACCGATGCTTTTTAGGTGTTCGCGCTGCCATTCTTCCGGGCCTTCTGCAAATGAGGATAGCTCGCCTTTGCCCCATTCAAAAGCATAAAGGACGAATCCTAGCGGATTGTGCGTAAACTTCGCTATATCCTCTATTAGAGAATCTCTATCCTGCGGAAGCACGTTCCCTTGCCTCTTTCAGTTTGTCAGAAATGGAAAGAATCGTGACTTCTTGTTTATCTGGAGCGTTTAACCCTTGGAGTTTTGCGAGTTTCTCAGCGGCTTGGATTCTTACGGCATGGTCTTCTTGTTCCATTATCAGAATGGGTTGACCAGCGCTATCCTTGCCAAAAATAGGTTTGTTTGCCGTTCTGGCAGCGTTAACGTAAGTATTACGGATTAGAATCAAGTCTTCGTCTTTGTGGTCCTGAAATGCCTCTAAAATTGTCTTTATGTCAACATTAGTAAGCAGTCTAGAAGCACAAACCGCAGCCACATGGTCACTTGCTAACTCGTTGTATGATTGGCGGTAAGCCTCTGCGCCATTGCCTTCTCTGAGGAAATGGAGGATGAATTTTTGTTGATTTAGGTTGAGTCTATGGAAGGCAGGGATAGCCTTTTCGCTTTCCAGTAGTGATAGTTCCTCTGGGATTTGATCGCTCACCTAGACACCATACGAACGAGGATTTTAGTAGGCTTTTTGCCTTTGTTCTTTGGCTTGGCTAGGGTGCGCGCTAGAGCGTCCTCTTTGGATTCATTAGGTTTGATACGGACGACTAAGGGACGATTGGATTTTCCCATTACCCAAATGATACCAGTTTAATGGGTTTATCATGTTAGATTTGGTATAAACCCCGTGTTTTCGTGGTAACTTTTGGTTATATTTGGTAAATGGATAAATCAGAATGGGGTAAAACCCTTAGAGCGTTGAGACTGAAAAAGGGTTTAAGTGTGGCTGCTGCGGCTGATTTGCATAAGGTAGCGGATTCAACTTGGCAGAATTGGGAGGCTGGGAAGACTAAGCCTCACGAGTATCTAATAGTCCCTTTATTGGCTAAATGGCCTGAAATGGCAGCCAAATGAATTTGGTTCAGGGACAGTACAGCCAAATTCATAACACTACGATTGAAAATAATTGGGTAACTAATGTAAGCCCAATTGATGAGTTTTGCCATGATTTAGCGGTTCATCTTATAGAAAATCTTCCGCTTACTAAAGTTGTCCGAATGCTTGAAAAGGCTGAGATATACGGTAATCGCTTGAATGTTTACTATAGGTTGGAGAAATACGGGGCTTAATGATGGTCTACGTAGATTCGGCCCTAGAATCAGATTTACCGGTTGAACTATCGGATCACATGGCTAGGACCTGGTGCCTGGATACCCCATTTGAGCCTAATTTGATTGTTATCTCAGAGAATGGGGATATAACTAAGCTGGATGGACATGGGAATTGGTTCTTGGGAAGGCATCGTAGCCTGAAAGCTTAACTATTGCTTGGTAATTCCAAATTAGGTTTAATCGTGTTTAAAGGTCTATCTGTTCTAGGTGCAGCCATAGCATAAAGGGCATCCGCTGATATTTTTAGCTCTTGCGTTAGCTTCTCAACCTGCTTAAGTAGTGATTGGTTCTCGTTTTCAAGCAAATCAGCCTTTTCTCGCTGGATTCTTGCATAATTGCCTAATATTTCCCCGGCTGTCATAGCTTCGGGGATTCTTGGTGAGTCGCTTCCGCATAGTGGGCATTGCATGGGTTAAGTATAGCTATTTAATCATCGGGTCTAAAATATGTATAAATGGGCTGGTAATCCGCTTACCCCCGCAATCCTTGGGTATTGAGTCGATATACATAGTATCATCTTCAACTACCAGATTTCGGTCATAGCAGGTCTTTTCCTCTTCCTCTATGTCCACTAGGCCAAAGTTGCAGGCGGTTAGCAGTAGTGATGCGAGTAGTAAATATTTCATTTCGATCCTTTCAGTGTTTAAATAAGCCAGGTACCGCCGGGCGCGGTTGCTAAATCAGATTAGCACATTCCGCCTTTTTTGCTTCCTTTGCCGCCTTTCTTGGTTGCTTTTGCCATGATTTCACCTCCTTTCCGTGGTTGTTTCATTTGTCGTTACCTCCTTGGGTTGCCTTCTCTATGGCCTCAATGGCCTGGCGCAATGATTCATATTTCGGATTTTTGAATGTTAGCTCAGGACCCATATGTTCGCGACCAACATCATACCAGTCCAGCACGGCTTTAGCTGCCTCTAGTAGTCTGTCGGTGGGTAGTGTGGTATCCTCCGGCAAAATAGGCAGCCTAGCCATTACATGGCCCATTGATCCGCATCCCATGGCATCGCAATTATGATTGTCGCCGTCCAATACATACGGGTCACCCATAATCACCACAATTTTATAATCGGTATAGGCTTCGATTTTTTTGAATCCTTTGGGTGTCCTTCTGGAGTCGTCATCATGAAAAGGTTCAGCCGGTTTGCTTGCCTCTTCCGTATCCCTAACACCATTAGCATAACCGGCAGCCCATGCAGCATCAATAATTTTCTCGCCATCCTCCCTTTGTGGCTTGGCCTGTGGGGTGGTGAGGGCTTCGATAACACTTCGTAAACCGGATAAAACAGCATAATACAGCCTTTTTTCTTCGCTTGTATCCGGTTCATTATTAAACTCTTTGCCAGGTTTAAACGGTTCTCCCGGACCCATTTCTTTTTTAGTCAATGATTCCACCGCATCGACTAATTCCATGACCATTTTCTCTGCTGTTGCCTTATCCATTGCTGGGCTTCTTTCGCATCTCCAGTTTATTCACGCTCACATCACAAACCCAATCGATAGAGATCTCCATATCCGCAATTAAATTTTTACTAACGCACCAAGCCTCTAAGCGCTCTCTCAAAATGGCATCAAAATTGGCTTTTAATGTTTCCGTTTGCTTTTCCCATTCGGCTTCAAACTCATCTCGAATGCTCATACCTGTTCTCCTTTGGTTGGTTCCACGGGTGGAGGGGTGGGGGCAAACCATTTGTATGGGTAGGCAGGTGGGCATATTCCATCAGGACCGTGGGCGGCTTGAACTTGCCTACAGTTGACACATACTGATGTATTTCGTTCATAATATGTGGGGCCTATTATTGGTTTATATTCATTATTTGTTAGGCCCTTCATTATTTCGTTTCTTAAAAGCTCTTCTTTTTCTGCATGTCCTTTCTCTACCATTCCAGCACAAATAGCGCGCTCAAATAGGTATAAAAGCTTCTCTGCTGTTTCGTTATCCATGCTCATCGGTCTGCCCACTTCTTGGCGTAATTTTCCACCGCCTTTTTGTTTGCATCCTCGTCTATCAGAATTTTATTACAACAGTCTTTGCAATATTTATAACCAATATGCCAGGGCCCGGTAGACATTATTTCTACTAAGTTATGCGCACCGCCATTCATACACTCGGCTTTATGTCCATTAAAGTCCCAGTGAATCGCTACTTGTAAAGCAAATAACTTTCCGCAGTTGTGGCATTCCTGCTCGTAGGTTTCGCTTTCGTCAGTAGCAAAACCGTCATCCTGGCAAACTTCAAGCTCCGCTTCACAATACGGGCATTCTACATTATTACTCATACCTGTTCTCCTTTGGTTGGTTCCACGGGTGGAGGGACAATGCCTATTGAGTGGCAGATAAAATTAGACTCCAACTCCTTCACCCTGGCCCTTAGTGCCTCAACCTCATCGCATAGGACTCGCTTATTCCAAAATGCTACGGCTTTTTTCTCATATAGGGTACGAGGCCCTGTAACTGTGCATTTTGTGCACTCGACCTGAAATGGAGTATTTGGACCTCCAACGCTATCGATTACACACTCACCACCACAGAAAGGGCATGGTAGTATCACCTCAATGCCTAATGGTTGGTTGCTCATGGCTTGGCCTCTCTGGCTTTTATCATGGCATCGGCGAATTTGTAAGCCGATATAGCGTCCTGCTCTATCCATTTAGTCTGCATGGCCTCGACTTCCTCCGGTGTGCCCTGTATTGATCTTTCGTCTGGAGTGGCTATAATACCCTGCAAAGCCTTAGCAGCAAAATAATCCCTAACGGTTAGCCCGCCAGTTATTTCAACGATTGGGAATCCCGCTTCGCTTGCACCTTGGTCTATTCCCTGCGGAAACGCTGGCCCGCCTGTTTTAATCTCGCTCATTCTTTCACCTCTTCCTTTGGTAGTGGTGGGGCATTGCTGCCCCGGTGGGTTATGCAAATATGCTGATATATTTAGCGTTTTCGCCTAATGTAGCGCATGCCGTTAAAATATCATTGATTTTATCCTGATTTATTTTGATTTCTGGGTTTTTTGGGAATTTCTTGATGTCTGCGCTATTTCCAAAATCGTAGCCAGAAAAGCCTTCAAATTTAACCATGTTATAGCCTATTTTTTTAGCCTGTAGAATTACGGCTGATTCGGAGATGTTTAGGTCTGAGGTGTCGATTTTGGTGTATTTTACAGTGTTCATCTTGTTGTTCCTTGTTCCTGTCGGCTTAACTGCCTGACCTGTCTATAATATATCTCATTGGTATTAGGTTGTCAAACAATTATTGAATAAAGGTGAAAATAGTTTCCGCAAAAGGTAAGTTTGGTAATTCAGTCAAATTTTGCCATTTATTGCTTTATAATGTTTGATTTTAGACTGCATCCAATCGCGGGATGGCCTGAATTTATCCTTCGATTTAGCTTTTAATTCTTCAGACTCTCCCGATCCATAATAGGCGTCTATATAAGCCGCCATTTTCTCAGGCTCTCCACCTCTAAACCCATTGCATTTTTTGCATTGGATATGCACGTTTTTTTCATCCCACCTAGTCGCTAAATCCTGCCTGGGTACATAATGGCCAGCGTCCATTTCCCGCCAATGTTTGGTTAACCCGCAAGTTACGCATTTGCCAATCCCGTATTCGCTTGAGTCCCGCTCTCGTATAAATATTGAAAATACTCTGTCCAGCTCTTTTTTCAATTTCGATAATGTAACCGGAATGTTACCTTTTGGAATTTTGATTGATGGTTTAAACGGCTTAGCTTTACGCATGGATTTTTCCGCGTGTTGCCGTATCATCCGCGATACTATGGTTGGAACTCCAGCGGTTTTATCATCCCAAGCCAAAGCATCTAGCCACTGCTCCGAATTTGTTTTCATCTCATCCTCTCAATCACATATTCAACCGCCTTTTGCCTATGTCCTGGACCTACAAACTTTTTACCGCCCTTTTCCTTATGGGTTACATGGGTAAAGCTTGGGCCAATGTGTACATGGTAGCCTGCTTCTGTGATTACTTCAATGACTCCAGTCATGGGTTTAACTTCTTATAAATTATGCGCCCTTTTAGTTGGTCATTTAGATATTGCACCAAATCACGCGCTTCACCTTCTGAAAATGTTTTTTCATTTAGAATCGTTTTGATTATGCACTTAATCATATTTAGTCTAGCGTTTTTCATGGGTTCCATCCTTTTGGCGGGTCGCCTATAGTTAATGGTGGTTTATACTCCATTCCCGATATATCGGACGTCAATAAATTACAGTGACGCTCTACACAAGCATATTCAACTATATCCATTATCAAATGAGCCTTGTCACTCTCAAGCAAATTTTTATCCGCTATTATTTCCATCACTTTTTCTTTTATGTTCACGGTTTAATCCATTGTATTCGGTTTGGGACATTAGCTGTTGAGATATGGACCCAATTTACATTATTTTCAACCTGGTTTATGAACATGATATCGAGGTGTTCTTGGTTCGCTTTTATGTCTGCCCTAACTTTTTCCGCGCTCATACCGTATACATCAAAGTCTATAGCCTGGCCTCTTTTATGGGCGGATAGCTTAGCCCCAACCGTAGAATCTGGGTGCCTAAACCCTCGGCTTTTGAACGCGTTAACAGCTCCCCTATGCCAGTTGTTAATTGTAATAGGCACTTTATAGCGGTCCCTTAGACGGTCCATGGTTGATAGTAAAGTTGTATCGAATAAGCTCCAAGCTGATTCACCTAGTGCCTCATATGTTTCGGGGTCTACCAACTCCTGAATCTGAAAATATATGCACTTATAAAATCTGTTGTATGGTTTAAGCATAAAATCCATTCCTCAAAGGTTTCCCGCTATCTACGTTATTTGTCGTGCCTACGATTACCGGTTTTGGGTTTAAAATCTTCACCGCTTCCATTAAATCCCGAACATCCAATGCCAGATGGTCGATTATATTCCCGCTATGCCCTAGCGACTCCCCAAGCTCTGCGCCTGCTATAAGTTCCAAAAGCCTCGACTCGTTCACTCTCATTTTGTCGCCTGCATTTTTAATGATTTCCTGATTTCCAAAACTTTAGCTTTAATCTCAGCCTCTTTTTGCTTTTCTGGGTTTACCCGTTTCACCCTTATCGGGCACCCCATTCTACGCCTTCGCTTTTCCTGTGACTCTCGGCCAATCCTTCGCTCTTCCTCTGGGTGGGCTAATCGCCATCGTTTAGCTGCTGCATAACTACCCGCCAAAAGGTTTCTCCTTTCTATTTCTTATTCTATCCAGCCTGTTTATAAACCGCTTGCGGTCCTTGTCGCTCTCGATAATGGCATTTTCTACGTAGCGTTTGGCTGGCCACAAATGAGCATCATCACCGTTACCTGTTCTCATTTTTAGCCGTGTCTGGTTAAGCCCGGCGATGTGGGTTCGGTCTGGGTTTCCCTTGGGCTTGACTGTGGCTGTGGGCTTGTCTAGGTCTGCAACAATGGCGTTGTAATCAGTGCCGGTCATGGCAGCCTCTTAAAAGCTTTAACGGTGATTAAAATAAAAGGGTAAATAGGTATTAGCATCCAAACCAAAAACTGTTTTTTTGTTAAATTTGCGCCATATTTAGGATCAAATTCTACAGCGCTATTTAACGCTAAAGTGAATAAGCAAAGCACCCATTGAATAAACATTATGCACGCAATTGATAACAATAGCTCTTTCATTTCATCCCCTCGTATATCTCGTTTAGTGGTCTGGTTAGGTCAATGATTTTTTTGCATTTCGTTTTATCGTGTATCTGTCCATCTACATCCAATATCTCCCCATTTTTCCAAGCAAAGCATTTCCTAATGCTGCCAAAGGTATAGAATAAATCCCCCGCCTTAATCTCGTTATCTGCCTTGATGCGCTGGGCCTCCTCACCTAAACGTATAGCTTCGGAGAGGGGTATACAATACTGCGATTTGCAGTCTGAACCATAGCTTATGGGCCTTGGGATTATAGGTGACATTATGTCTATCATTTTCTCGTTCATATCATTCTCCTTGGGTTTGATTGGTTTACGGTATCGGTATTCCGAGCATAAATTTTCTTTTGGATCATCGCGCTTATACCATGTACCTATATAATAAAACTCAACATCTGGCCCTGGCTCAGTAGCCTTTTCGTACCATTCCCCGTAGTCAATGCCATCCTGTATCATTTATGTTCCTCCCTCTCTAATGTTTCTTTTGCTGCTCGATTAATAAAACTACTGCGCTTGCCTTCTGGGTAGGCAGCTTCCAGGCTCTCAATCACCTCTGAGTCAAATGAGAATGCCCGCCTAACCTTTTTAACTTCCTTGAATGGTGGCCCGCGCTTTTTATGCTTTTTGTTCATAAGGATTAAAATAGCATCGCCTATTTTAAATGTCAACCCATTTCGCAAATATATTTTGTGGCCTGTCAATTTCCGCAAATGGTTGTATATTTTGGATTCTCGCTTCCCTTTCTATTGAAAAGTTGAATGGTTAAGAGTGAGAGCAGAAGCTGAGTAGTCCGGACGGCAATCAGGATAATGCTTGGCTTCCGAATCTGGCCCCAGGCTAGACCTGGCAGTAGGATTCACCGGGGCCTAAATGGCCCCTTTCTTTTTCCTGCAACTATAGATTTCCATATCGTCACCAAACCGGCTTTCCTGCTAATAAAAATATTTGTTGACTTTTACCCGTGGAGGTTGTAGATTGTATTCCAGCGAAGAGGTTATTTCATGTTTAAATATTTTCTCAAAACGAACGCATCCAGGCAAAACATGGGATCCTCTTCGCTCGTCGATCCTCCAGCTTGCGGTGCGTTCTTTTTGGGAAAAGTAAATGGCTAAAAATTCGTATTCTGAAAAGTTAAAAGACCCGCGCTGGCAAAAAAAACGGCTTGAAATATTAAGCCGCGATAATTTTTCTTGCCTAATATGCGGGGATTCCGAATCAACTCTTCACGTTCACCATAGATACTATATCAATGGGCGGGAACCATGGGATTATAATGATAATCTTTTAGCAACGCTTTGCGATTCTTGCCACAGTTCTGAGCACAGCCTAGAAGATATATCAAGCGACCTTATTAAAATGTTAAAATGCTTAGGATTTTTCAATTCTGATATATCTGGGCTTTGCATCTTGTTTCATTGCATGGAAATTAAATATCCTCCTCATGTTTTTATTGCGGCTTTAGATAAAATCTTAACCTCAGAAAAAGGCATGAAAGATTTTATGGATGGTTATTTTAAAATTATTGCCATTGAAAACAAAGAAAAGGATAGCTAATGGCTAAGAGATTCACGGATTCGGATAAATGGAAAAAACAGTGGTTTAGATGCCTTCCTCCTACCTGGAAATGTTTCTGGATTTATGTTTGCGACAACTGCGACCACGCCGGAATATGGGATGTTGATTTAGACCTTGCGTCTTTCCAAATAGGAGCAAAGCTAGAATCTTCCAAAGTTTCCGAAATTCTAGGTAAACAAATTCTTGAAATCTCCAACGGGAAAAAGTGGTTTATTATCGATTTTATAGACTTCCAATATGGAGAGCTCAAGTCAAATAATAACGCTCATGCTTCGGTAATAAACATTCTTACCCGTTTTGGATTGTGGGATTTTTATGTTAACCGCAATAATTTAGCCCCTTGTGAGCCCCTCAATAGCCCCTTGGTAGGGGCCCTGGATATGGATATGGATAAAGAAATGGATAAGGATATGAAGGGGGATGCAAGGGGGAAACAAAAAATATTTGAGCGTATAGATGTTTGGTTTGAGAATCTAGAATTTACAATGGCCTGGGATGCATGGGAGGAAATGCGGAAAGCGTCAAAATCTAAACCAACAGAATACGCCAAGAACCTGGCTTTTACCAAGCTCAAGGGCTTGGCAGGTGATGACCTGGGATTGGCTATCCAAATCGTTAACGCGGCTACCGAATCGAACTGGAAAACATTTTATCAACTCAAAGGGAACCAAAATGGAAAAACGTGTGAATCAGGAACCGACACACATAGACATAAAAAAAGATCTGGAGAGTTTTCTGAAAGCCTCTCCCTTTGATCATGAATATGAGAGAAAACGATTAAAACGCTTAGACGAGGAAGAAGAAGACAGAAAAAGGCGCGAAGCTAGAGAGTTAGCCAATTTAAAGGAAAGCCTATGGAGAAACTCAAATGTACCGGAAAGGCATAGGAGTTTCACCCTGCCCGATTCTGGGGCCTGGCTAGAGTCTTTTAAGTTTGTGAGTGGGCAAATGGGTTCCGGGACTCTTTTCCTTGTCCTAGGGCCTCGTGGGACGGGTAAAACGCAAATCGCCACCGCATTGATAAAACAAGCTTGCTTTGAGGGTAAAAAATCGAAGTATTACAAGGCAATTGATATTTTTATCGCTTTGAGGGGGTCTTTTAGGAAAGACGGCGATTCAGAAATTGAGGTAATTGAGAGGTTTTTGAAACCGGATATTTTGGTAATCGATGCAATGGAAGAAAGAGGTGAAACCCCATTTGAGGACCGGCTTTTGAATCACATCATTGATAAACGGTATGATAATCTATCCGATACGATTCTAATCACTAACCAAACAGCCGAAAAGTTCGCTGAATCTGTAGGGCCTTCGATTGTATCGAGAATCCATGAGACGGGTGATAAAATCGTCTGCGATTGGCCAAGCTTTAGGACTAAGAAATAAAATGGACCCACTACCATACCCACCCTTATTTGCTCCTAAACCGTGCGAATGTGGGTTAATCCCTGAAGTGGTGGAGATGCCAAACTATGGGCCGGATGAGCAATGGCAAGTCCACTGCAAATGGGGTCACCCTAGGGTATATGGTAGGACGATGTTTGAGGCTATTGAGAAATATAACGAGAGGCGCAAATGATACCTTATTACCAAGATGACGCAGTAACGATTTACCATGGAGATTGCCGGGAAATATTGCCGACATTGCAAAAAGTGGATTTAGTGGTTACTGACCCTCCTTATGGGATTGGGGCTGATAAAAACCTTAGAGCGAACAAGCAACACGGGAAAGCCTGTGCGCCATCTAAAGATTATGGAATTGGAAAATGGGACAATAAAACCCCAGACAAGGAAATATTTTTAAATATTATTGCATTATCTAAATTTCAAATAATATGGGGTGGAAATTATTTTTCGTTAAGTCCCTCTCCATGCTGGTTAGTTTGGGATAAAGATAATGGAGACAATAATTATGCTGATTGTGAATTAGCTTGGACGAATCTCGAAGCGGCTGTTAGAAAGTTTAGATATAGATGGATGGGAATGCTTCAGGAACAAGCGGGAGAAAAAAAAGAAATTCGAGAGCATCCAACACAAAAACCGGTTCCAGTCATGAAATGGGCGATCACATTGGCTCCAGAGTCGAAAACCATCCTAGACCCATTTATGGGGTCTGGAACAACCTTACGCGCTGCCAAGGATCTAGGCCGTAAAGCCATAGGCATAGAGCTAGAGGAGAAATATTGCGAGATAGCAGCTAAAAGGATGATGCAGGAGGTTTTAGCTTTATGATAAACACAACCAAAGGAACAACCATGATTGATATACTAGCGTTACTGAAACGGATTGAAACTAAAGGAGTTATTTATGATTTAAGTTGTTGCCCGGAATGCGAAGGCGAAGCTTATGAATATGGGGAAAATTTTAAGTTTAATAAGGCTCACCATAATGATGGGTGCCCATTAAAATCCGCTATTGATTCTTTGGAGTCTGGGCGGTTGGTGGTGGTGGAGAAACCAGAATGAACTCTAAATATGTATTCCCAACTGCGTTAATCGTCCTAGATATTTGTGCCGCGTTGGGATATTGGGGCGATTGGCGCAAAATGATATACTGGACAGCGGCGGCAATTTTAACGGCGGCGGTAACCTACTGATGAGGCTAATCTATTGCCACAAATGCAAAGCCCTAGTCGGTGAGTTAGCCAAAGGCACCAAGGTAGACCGTGGGCTAATCTATACCTGCGCTACCTGCCAGCGTGTAGATTTACCGCCTGGGTTTGATGAGGTGTTTAAAGGGTTTAGGTAATTTACAGCCCCTCGGATTCTAACCGTGGTCACCCGGTACCAGGTGGGTCAAACATCCCCAGTTTCAGGCTGGGTTTATTACCGACTGTAAAAATTTCAATTTGACATGGCCGGGCTTGATACCGGCTTATGGGCTTTTACGCAATTCCCAAGGGCGCCGGTTTCTCCGGAGAGGTTTTCAAAAGGTCCTTCACCCTGCACGTCCTTCCGTGCTGCATGTCAAAATAAATCCCCCTAACTTCCGCGATGTGGGAACAAATCACACCTTTAATCGGAAGTTGGGGGACGGGTCTAAAATGGCAATTCGTTCGGGTCCGCTTCAGGAGGCTTAGAACTAGCCCCATAAGTTGGGTTAGGGTTTTGATACCCCTGGCTATGTTGGGCTGGATAAGTACCGCTCACGTCATAAACCGCGCTTTTCACCTTGAAACTCAAGCTAGTAAATTCTTTACCATTACCCGATTTTTTATTCCATGCTCCAATCTCATAGGTCACCCCATTAATCAAAGCTGTCCCTTTAAAATCTGGGTGAGTATCCTTTTCTTTCCGGTCGTTTGGAAATAGGCTTCCGCTCATTTCCCGTTGTACAAATGCCATTATTTCACCACCTTAATTTCGATTTCCTCGATTACTGGTCCTTTAGCTGATGGCTGGCAATGGACAATTACCAATTCACCGGATTTTTTAACGTCTGCCGCTACTTGATAGACAGTGTGACTAAAAGATTTTATTTCCCCATGGTTTGCCGTTTGGATTGCGTATAAAACCCATTGCGGTTTTCCGTCCGGTAGTAAAGGGCCTTTTTGGGCTATTTTGCCGCCCATGATATAATCCTCAAAACTTCCAATGTCCTTTTGTCCTTCCACCGGCTCAACCTTGGCGGTTTCCGTGGCCTTGGCGGTACTTTTAGCGTCTTGCTCGGCTAAGTGTTGGGCCATGGGTATTCCGTGGCTAAAGGGGCCTTTCTGTTGGGCTAGGCTTTTAGGTTTTTCCGTGGTCCCGCTTGCCGCTGCTCCATCATCATCCTCTGGGGCAATACCTAATACGGCGCACATTTGATATCTGCGCCCGTATGTAATCGCGCTACCTATCGCCTGGGGGGTCGAGTCCTTAGCGGTTAGGGTTAGGGATGAATCCAGAGATTCCCCCGATGTATGGTATAATGTGCCGGTCACGGTTACAATACTTCCCGAGGTGCTTGGCATTTGGACAAAAGCCAGGCCATTAGCCAGCATTAAAGGGCGGCATGACTCCCAGACTCCAGCCAAATCAGCGTATTTGGATTTAAAATATGGGTTATCGGTTTCCTTCTTCGGTGGGACCAATGCGCCCTGAAAAGCCACTAGGGCGGATATAATGTTTTTGATTGGCTTTTGATTCTGTTCCTGTTCCATCTTTTTCCTCTTTCGCTTTGTTTAAAAATTTCTCTGGTATCACGTCAAACTGTGGCCCGATTAGTTCGGGCCTCAAAATGGTTCCTCATGGGTTATTTTTTTCGGTACATCAAATTCCTGCCGGTTGTCTAGATAGGCGTTTTTTATTATTCGCTTGCCGCGTATTTTGTTTACATAGTCTTTCACTGCTAATTCTGGCGTTTCGCCGTTTCCGTAGGCACTAGCAAGCATTGCGCCCTCTTTAACTTCAATATGTTTAAAACTGGCTGAAAATCTCCGATTCTGATTCGGATAATATGTGATTTCCATTTGTAAATTCAAAATGTCCGCATAGTCATAAATGTTCAATTCTCCCTCACTTCCCTAATTTTAGCCCATATCCCATTATACCGCTCTATCCACTCCTGCAAATCGGGGTGCCTGTCATCCATTGAGTCAAGATAATTTTTAACCCGCTCCTCCTCCTGCATGAGTAAATAGAGAGGGTCCACGCGGACCCCGTTGATTTCCCATGTGGCCATTATTTCACCCCTGCGCAAAATCGGTATGCCTCAGAATACCATTCTTCTTCAATCATATTCATGCCAGCCAAGCGGGCGATAATTTCATCCTCCTCGATGTCGTTTTCCTTATATCCAACGCACCAAAACTCTACTTCATGGGTCAAGCCTTCGCCCTCTGGGGTTTCGGCTAATGACCAAAGTTCATCGGAAACGAAATCCTCTAGGTCCATCTCTCTCTCGTGTCTGGCTAGGTCTCTGATTACTGGGTCTAACATCTTTTGTTCCTTGTTCCCACCGGGTCAACCAACCCGATAAGCTAAGTATAATTCAGTGAGATTAGAATGTCAAACTATTTTCTTCTTTTTCCAAATTATTTTTTTAACTGCCTTTTTTTGCTTAATTCCAGGCTTTTTAGCTCCATTTGCAACCGTGGTGCCTTTTGGCCTGCCTGTCCTTTTTTTCGCTGGAGGGACAATAATTTGCGCGTCCGGGTCGAAAACATCTTTATACCCAAATTTTACTGGCCTGGGGTGAACTTGACCCATTAGCAACCTATAAGCCAGTGTTCGTCTTGTTATCCCCTGCATATTGCAAAATAGGTCTGAGTCAATAAAATCAGATAGGTCAATCGGTTTTCTCAGTCTCAAAGCCACTAAATACCCCCTGTTAACTTTTCAATCTCATCCTGCAAATCTTTTTCGCGCTGTCTACGGTCGATAAAAGCCCTCTCCAACTCCTTTACCCGTGCCTCGTAAATAGTACGGGTAGTGATATCCCTAGCCTCTGCAATCACATTGATAGCTTGGTCCGATATGGCCTGGGCTTCGATTTTGTCTTTGTAGTATCTGTCTAGCGTGATGTTCAGTTCATTAATAAGCAATGCGGAATCTTCAATGCTGCACATAGCTTCTTCCAGTAGCATAGCCGTTCCGGCATGGTCTATTGCCTCTTTAATCAATAACACTACTATAATCAGTACGCATAGTAACGCCAACCCGTTCAATAGGTATTCATTCATGGTCTAACTCCTTACTTTTCATTTTCTCCCAATCCTTGTAAATCCGTTTTCGCTCTCTATAGTCCTCTGTATACTCCATGACGCTAATAAATAAAATATACCCCGTCACCAGCATGATAAAGCCGGTTAGAAAATCACCTGGAGTCATAACATAGCCTCCCGCTTCCTTTGTTCATTTGATTTAATCCCACGGCTCCGGACCTCGCGGAACTCGAAAAAATTCTTAAATACCGGAAATCTTTCTACTAGTCTACGAGCCATTATTGGGACAAAATCGGAATTTATTAAAAATGATTCTCCAGCCCCTATCATATCCATATCCCAACGCATTGATTCAACAATCCTACGCGCTGAATATTTAGTATGGCCAACGGAAATCAAGTCGAACGATTTTTTCTCAAAAGTTCGGTATATATGCGGGTTACAGTCGTTCCATTTATTCCATCGGTCCATTACTGATTCTGGGTAATCGGTCATTTTATTTCCCCCGGCCAATAATAAGCTACCGGGTAATCGTATTTTTTAACATCTAATTCAACCCCATAACGGTTAATTCCACCATTTAACCGGTTATAGAATTCGATGTCTACTATTTTACCCTTCCCGTCTTTAGTCTCTACCGCGCTACCTATTTTCATCTTGTTCCTCCTGCTCTCTATATTAATTTCATGGCATCCATTTGTCAAGGTAATATTTATGGATAATAAAAAAGCCGCTCTATTTGGCGGCTTGATTTTGCTTCATTTTGTGAGCAGATTAGAGTTCGTCGGTCTCCGTTGCGCTATCCTGTTTGTATTTTGCTGCATCCATGCGGCCCCATGAAATAAGGGTTTCCCGCAGCAACTTGATAGTCATGTGGTCGTTTTCCATACGTTTGCAAATGGCCTTAAAATCACCTTTGAAATGGTCCATATCCCGGCAAATCTCAGCCACCTGGATAAGCAAGGCTTGGTTGCTCTCTGCTAATTTGGTGAGGCTGGCTAGGATATCAGGTGGTATGGGTGTCATCTCTGGTTTAGACGACTGCCCACGGCTAACGGTAACCACGGTCGCGGCTGTAGCCACAAATCCCCCAACTATCGTAAACGCATCTTTCCAGCTATCGATCACCTTTGGCCCTTGCTGTATATGGGTTTAAGGTTGTGGGTGGTCATGGGTTATTGCCTATACGAGAATGATGTTTGGTTCCCAACCCCTTTAGTTCCTGACGAAGTAAAGAAAAATGTGCCACCGGTTAATGTTGGATAAAACCCCAAATAAATGGTTGATGAAACAATTTGCGCTATACCAGGGTAATTAGAACTATTATCTACAACCAAATATGTCGATACGATTGGATTTTTTGAAGATCCGCAACTTGAAGGCAGCCCAGTCAATGTTGCTGTATTCGCATTGCTTGTAGCACCAAGCCCACTGGGCAAAACCAATGAAACTATTTTATCTTTTCTGGAATACGAAGCCGTTCCTGTCGGGCTTGTCGTGCAACCTGTTAAGGTTAAAATAAACGTGCCTTCGTCATATAATTCCTGGATATGCCAATTGCTTCCATCACAAATAATCTTTATTCTGCCAACGCCTGTATTGCTCGCTAATACCTGAGTGGTTGACCCGCCTATAGTCTCACTCGCGTTACCGTCAATGGTAACCGTATTCCCGCCACCTGTTGCCGCTGCGCTTACATCCGTTTTGTAAATGGTGTAAGTCAAGCCGGTGTTTCCGCTTGCTGCCGGTAGCGTCAAAGTGAAGCTCCCACCGCTTGCACTAGCAAATATGGTACTGTGGGCACTGGTCAATGTGGTATTGCTGGTTAATGAGGTGGTCTTGTCCACAAATGAAGCCCCAAGGGTTAGCCCCCCCGTGGCTGTGGTTACTCCGGTAACGCCTAGGGTTCCGCCCACCGTAGTATTACCGCTAATAGAGGCTGTACCTGCGTTCGAGAAATTTCCCGTTGCTGCCGTGATGTTGAATTTGTTGGTGTTTATTGCAAAATCGCCTACCGCGCTTAGGTTGCTACCTATTGATGCTGTACCAGCTACAGTAGCGGATCCACCCATAGCGAAAACGCCAGACGTTGAGAGTGTTACCCATCCCACTCCACCAGTTGCAAAAGTGAGATCCCTATATGTCCCTGTTCCTGTAGCTATCACGTTAAGGTACGCGGTACCAGTGTTATGGACTAATTGGATATATTCTGTATTGGCCTCTCCTGGGGTTCCGACTCCATAAGCGTTTAGAGACCCATTATAAACAAGCTCTCCTCCTGTATCGAGGTAGCTCGCAGATATTTCTCCAAATACATTAACTCTATGGTTAGCATAATCGGATAAAGTCCCATAAGGCGAAGTGAAAAGCGCGTTTGCAGAGTTGGTTTGTAGTCCGCTAGATCCTATGATAAATAGCGAAGTACCAGCTGAGTTTTCAATTACAAATAAATTCGCGCTCTGAGATGCCGCCCCCCTCACAACTAATGGAATATAAGCGGCATCTGTAGGCTGTATCCGGTTTCTGGTCGATGAGTCAGGGGTAAGCGTTAAATATTCTAAAAGTATCGTTTTTATTTTTTTCCAATTTTTCCAACAGGTTAAAATATTTTTGTCTTGACCTGGATTCGGAATATCTTGTATATCATCTATTGCCATTTAAACCACCCAATGAAGAATAAGGTAAACCCGTACATTCCAAATGTAGGGGATATCCAGTTGGCTACATGGGTGACCGTTGAAGGTGGGGGAGGCTCAGAAGAATATAACCCCATGGTTACAATCTTAGTCTCACCCGATGCCTCACCGGAAAACCCATCGGTTATTAGCCAACTAGCCGACATTAGGTAGCCCTAGTGATAGAAGTTGGGGAACTAGCAGAATCAAGCGTTAGGGTCATAGCCGAAGTTGTGCCGTCCAATTTCTTAACTGTCATCGTAGTGGAAGAAATCGACCGCTCGGTTAAAAACTGCTGAATCTGGAATAGCGCTTGGGAGAGCGTAGGGGCTGCTCCGTCCGCTGCATAGGATTCTGTCAAGGCAGTAGCCAAAAGGTCAGCTACGCCTGTAGCTGAAAGCCTGTAGCCAGTTTTGTCGTTATTGGTGGTTACTGTTACGCCTGCGGTAACGGAGCCAACTGACCCAGATAGATTACCCGTCAAATTAACCGTGGTTGCGGCATTTGCCCCAGCAATAAAAAGCCCTCCCGAAGCCCCGGCAGTCGCCGACGGCAAGAAGTCTGTTTTTACTTTTACAGCATCTTCTACAGCTTTAACCGCTGCGATATCAGCCGAAACGCTGGCACCGGCTGGCGCGCCAAGCCTTGCAAATGCGTCCCCAGTTTGCGCCGTTCCTATAGTCCAATCAGCTAGTTTTTTGCCAATGCTTCCTACTGTGGTAAGTGCCGATGTCAAAGCGTCCCAAATGGCTTGTATTGCTGACGCTGATAAACCGTATCCAGTTTTATCATTATTGGTTGCGACCGTGATGCCTGTGGCCGCTGTAATATTTGTGGGACTAGCAACCGATCCAGGGAATGCAGCGGCTAAGAATCCTGTGGGCTGAGTATAAGATGCCATCCTGCTTGATACGGGTGCATTTATATTGTCACCGACAATCTTTCCCGCCGTGCCAGCTCCATAAGCTCCAGGTAATGCCGTCGTCCATGGGTCACCGGCTGATCCTGCGTCAGTAAGGGCTTTACCTGTTGTGCCTGCTGTGGTATGTCCGCTTGTGGCTTCGTCCCAAACAGCGTCCGAGATTTCCGCCGCCGTGGGGGCAGTGGAAGAAATAGAGGAAGATGGGTAAATTTTAAATTCCGAAGTGCTATCTGGATTTGTTACCCAATTCTCATTAACTGTTGCTCGGCGAGAACTACCAGTATAATCGGATATGATTCTTGACTGGCCTATTCCAGTTCCTTTATAGATATGAATTAAAGCGTTATTATAAAAATCATCACTTGAGCTCGAACCAGTATCTAAATCAATATATGCACCCGCGCCGCCTTGGGCTGTGCCTTGTCTTAATAGGGTTCTCCATGTCGGAATATTAGCGATTAGGTCGCACCATTCCGATCCAGCAGCGTCCGCGAAAGTAAGCGTAATATTATCCGCTTCCATTTCTGTTGCTGACAAAACAACCTTGACAACCTTGCCAGATCCTAAAACCGTTGGCAGCGTAGTCACATTACTTTCGGCCCCACCATCTTTCCTGATCTTCACGTCTCCAGCCGCTAAGGTTGGATTAACCTGGAATATTTTTGTGTTGGCTTGGCTTATAAGTCCCGTGTAGAACTCATAGGCATATCCATATTGCGGGGGGTTGGGTGAGGACATTAAATTGCTCCTGTGGCGTGTTTGTACCGAATTGCGCTAAGTGCGGAACCAGGTTGATATTGATACGTCCAAATTTCATTAGAGTCATTGAACATTACGAATTGATCTTGGAATTGATCGTAAGTCAAATAAACAAATCGGTTCGTGGTTGGAGTTGTCGCGGGACTTAAACTTGTCCACGCATTCGTTCTAGGATTATAAATCCATGTGTCTGATAACCGGCTTGCACTGTCGTCTGTTGGTGCCCCTCCGTGTAACATAAAAACATCATGCGCTGAATCATAAGCCCACCCATGATAAGCCCTTGCGCTCGGAGCTGTACCAGTTGGGAATAGTTGCCCCCATCGTTTCCGCCCAACATCTAAACGCCACAATTCATTTCCGCCCGCTTCATACGTTCCGCCACCAAATAACAGGATATTTTTTCGGGCTGAGTCATAGGCTAAAACCTGGCCGCCGCGTCCGTTTGGTCCAACCTCCAACTTTTCGTATTCTCCAGATGATGTATTCATGATCCACCAATACCTAGTACTAGTACCGTCTGGAGCGGACCCAACTACAGCTTTGTCATGAAAAGGGGAATACCCAAGGGAAACAAGGAGCGAAACCGCTCCCTGTCCTGGTTTTGTGCTTGGGCTTTTTGCAGACCAAGTTAAAGAGGCAATATCATAGTGCCACGTATCAAAAAGAGGGTTACTTAGACCCTGAACATTAGCGTTTAATCCACCAAAGGAATATAGTTTTCCGTTACCGTAACAAAAATTAGGATGCCGATCACATGGAGTTGGGTCTGTCGAATTTGCTGCCGTGGGCTCACTAGTTCCCGTCCCCGCGTTCTTAACCCAATTAACGAGTTTTTTTTGTGTTATGGTATTTGTAACATAATCGTACTCATACAGGCAATTGGAGTAAATACCGTCTAGGTATGACTCCCCATTGTAGCCCTCCCAAAGATGATGCACCTTTCGCGTAGCGTCATAATGCATAGAGCCCCATCGCCTATTACTAAACGTCCCAGATTTGCCGGGTAACATCGAGATAGTTGGGGTTGACCGTTTAACCCAATTGTTAGCCATTAGTGAGCCCCCCGGCCTATTCCAAAAAACATGACTCCACTCACTTGCATTGTCATTGCGGCGATGTCATCGCCTGCGGGAGGTGCAGAGCCGTATTCCCAAGATCCAATGGTAGGCGTTGCATCTCTAGCTGTACCAGTGCAATCGGTAGGCGCGTTCGTAGCGTCATAAAAACCATTATTAATAAGTGATGTTGATGCAATCGGCTGTAAATCACAACCCGTATTGGTTGCGGTTACCCATGGGGTCGCGCTCGAATATGTTACGCTATACTGGTTCCCTGTAGACCCAGGCAAACCTGACGCGAGATTCGTCGCGTTGTATTTTGAATTAGTTGTATCCCATCGAGTAGCGTCGGCGGCGGTGCTAAACCCAAAGCTATTAGATGACTGTAAAATACTCCCAGATGTATAAGCTTCTGTCGTGTAGGCCGTTCCTGCTGCGGTTTTATCGGATGCTCTTATAACGTCACAAGCGAGAATTTTTCCCCCTGAAACGTGCATACCATTTCCGCCAGACGAGTCAATAAATAGAGTGCAATTTACAGAAAGGCAGGTTGAATCGCCCATCCTAAACGCTGACGATGACGCGTTCGCGCTTCTCATTAAAAGATTTTTAAATAACGTATTTGTCGGGGCTGCTGAGAACCCATTCACACATCTAGCAGGTGACCCAGAGCCCTCTATTTGTAGGCCAATTAGCTTAAACCTATTTTGCTGTATATCAAAAATTTCGTCGTAGGTAACAGAACTGCTAAAAGAAACTCCGTTTGCATTATTGAATTTTTTAGCGTTTGACCTTACCGAAACATTGTCAGACCACGAAGCCCCAGAGGCGCAAGTTAAAGTAATATCGAAGGCTCCGGTATGCCCCGTAACGAGTAGGAATTTGGCGGAACTGGTAAACGCGGAATCATTATATATTTCGCCGGTGTAATTATCGGTAAGCGTTGCGGGGATATTGTCTTCCCATAGCTGCACCGTCGCCCTATCTCTTCCGGCGGAACCGATTGTTTCAGTAACCACTATGGCACCTCAAACGGGTCATCGCCCACAACGAATATAGACGGCGGAGTTTTTGGTTTTAACGTACGCGCTGAATAAATATCAAAACCGATCGGCTTCGGGATTTTAAATTTAGAGTCGCCCTCATCACTAAAGATTAATAGCTTCCCTTCTGATTTTCGGTCTTCGTATTCTTTTTCGATTTTATTCTTGTCTTTGGATTCGTGTTTTTCTTTTACGCCCAACGGCAATTTTGATAAATCAATTTTCACAGCCTTCCGTAGAGGGATAGGGTTTTTTAACACATCGAAAGGCTCGGGGGCCATAAAATCAGCTTTTGCCTTATCGATGCTCTCCACCTCTAAGGAAACTATAATATGATTCGGAGAGGCAAGGTCAAGCTTACCCCAAACGAAACCAGCCGGAGCAATCTCTATCACATCGCCAGCATGAGACAATTTTCGGTACTGCTCAGGATTTTCTGGGCTAACGACATCAACTGTCCGTATGCAAAATTCAGCTATCATTAGATATAAGGGTGTTTAGACCCGTCCCAACTTTCAGAAAATTCGCCCGTTTTAGAATCCCTAATAGCGTAGACACATTCAAGAATCGTGTCGTCGGTTAGGGCTGTAAATTTATGGAAGTTGTTTTTCCTTATTAAAATTGCTGATGGAGCCTGAAAGATTTCTTCTTTTGATGTACCAGGATGTTTGTTCCCTTGATAATCCTCTTTCCAAACGGTCATTAAAACCTTACCGCGTATCAAATAGGTGACATGATCGTAGTTATGTTTGTGCCCTTCTACCTGCGCAAATTTTGTATCGACAACCATTTGCCTACGGTACAAGTTACCGTAAGGCCCTTCCGACAAGACCTTATCTGTGGAACAATTAAATAAGCCGGAAGTTGCCCCGACTGTTACTAAAAAATCTGCAAGCTGGCCTTTTGATTTAAGGGCCTCAAAAATATCGCCTAAAGTCATTTTTTCAATATCCATTTTTATTGCCTCCATTCCACTAAATACGATTCGATATCAGACCATTTTGCAGCATGAAAGCCGTTTATCTCTAAATTATGCCGTACTCTATAGGGAACTGTGGCCCAGTTTATAGCCTTACCTTGAAGCTCTTTTGCTGCTAGAGCCTTAGTCATGTCGGATATTTGCAGGCAATGAGGCCCACATTTGGAGGTCGATATCTCTCCAAAACCTCCATCCATGGTAACGGCAATATATACCCCGCCTTTAACGGCAATGGGTTTATCTGCGTGTGTATCCTGCGGCCTTGGGTTATTCGCTATAGTTTTGACTATAACAGGCTTGGGCGTTTCCTGGGGTTCTATTACCTCTACAGGATCCAGTTTAGCAGGCTTCTTTTTAAAGACCTTCTTTACCGCCTCTACAACCTTTTCGACGGCCTTCACTTCTTGTCCGCCGCGTGATATCCTTTGTAAATAAGTCCAGCACCGCCGATAATTAGGGTAATGCCTGGCTCCATTTGGCCCTGCCTAATTGCTTCAATTCCGCCAAATATAGCAGCAAGTCCAGATACTAATCCGCCTAGGGTTGTTTTCCAGTTTGACATCATTTCCCCCATATCTTGAAAAATAGTTCAATTGCTAAAAGCCCGCCTACCCCTAATGTGACTTTATACTCCACTCCTTTTAGAGTCTTGTGGATATCTGTCACCCATGAGTCTAAGTTTATCAATTTTTCGGTGTGCGTTGCTTGGGCTGTTTCCACTTTGTGAACTCTTTCTAGGATTTGTAGTTCGGGTGTCATTATTTCCTTTTTAGTGGTGTTTTATCGACTTTAGACGGGTCTAATACGATTGCACCATTTTTAGTTTTTACATAATCAACATTGTATTTATTTATAAACCACTGTACGGCGTTTGGATTGTCCCACATTTCGGCAGAGTTTACAATTTCTGCAGGATTAAATCCTTTCGCTATTTTCTTAAAGTCCTCTACTGATAATTCAGCTTTCCCTAATGCGTTTTCAAGCTCTCTTGCAATGTCTAAAGTTCCGTTTTGGTAGTCCTTATACATATCAAAGCCGATTCTTTCGGTTTCTTTATTAGACATATCAATAATTTTAGTATTTTTATTTGGCGTAACACTCCACGCTGAACCGCTTTTTCCTGCGTACTGCTTTGCTACTTCTGGGTCTGCAGATAATTGCATCATTCCAACATCGTTTCCAATATTCCCGCTATAACTACCATGATATAGCGTTTCCATTTTTAAATCGCCTTTCGTGGTTGGCAATAGCTTTCTTCGCTCTGGGACATTATCAAGAACCTGGGCAAACCTTGGATCTTCGGTGTATACTGGAGGGAAATTAGACTGGATATAACCCTTTGGTTTTCTTGGGCGTATCGATACATCGCTCCTATCAATAACCTGTACACCGCCCGATTGCTGAGGGTTATCACTAAACCTAGGTTGTCGGCTTTGTCTAATCAATGCCTCTCGGTATGCCGCTTCCTCTGCTGCTTTACGTGTAGCCAATTCAGAGGGGGCCATACCTTCTAAACCAGGTAATCCGCTTCCGCCTTTTCCAGGTTCACCAACAAGCAAATCAAGAGGGTCGAATTTCTTTTTAGCTGGTGCAGCTTCTGGGCCAAAGGTCAATTCTAACGGACGGCGGGAAAGAGACTGCGGGACTCTTCGGGGAGGTGAGGGAGGATTTAAATCCAAAGGTCGGCGCATCTCGGTTAGATATTCCGCGATTTCCGCTTTGTCCATTTTCTCTTTTTCAAGCTTGGCTAGGTAAAACTTAGCCTCTGCCGCGCTCTTTGATTCAGACAAACCTTTTAAGGTTTTAGCGATTGAGTACATGGTCTTTGCACCAAATCCCTTAGTCGTGAACTTTGACGCACCAAACATCGCTGCACCGGCTGGCCCGTTTCCAATGGCTGTCATGGCGGAAAGCATATCACCAAGCCCAATAGGATTATTGCGGTCCGCTACAACCTTACGATATACCGCCGCGTTACGAATGGGTATCAAGTCTGAAAGGGTTTTATTTAGCTCTTTAACGCCTTCTGGTGCAGCCGCTTCGATAGCGTCCTTTAATTCTAGATAGACCTGCTGGGCTGCTTTGGATTGGAATGTCTCTTGAACCTTTGAGCTCCGACCGGCTGCGGTTTTCTCCCATGCCCCATGTGCGCCAACTGTTTGTTTAAACTGCTGCGCTTCTAATAGGTTGGCTTTCCCGCCAGCTTGCCCGCTTCGCTCTCCAGCGACATTAGCCCATTTTCTAAACTCTGAGAAAATGGGGTCTATTTGAGAAACTAAGTCTTGCCTTCCGGTCTTCTTAATTTTCGCTTTAGTAGCGTCTAGGATTGCGTCAAGGTCAACGGTTGCGCCTTCGTCTGCACCTGATTGGATAGCTTCTCTAAGCTTATCGGAAGCGTCCTTAATCTTGATATCCGCGCCTTTGATGACATCATCAACTCCGCCCTGAATCCCATATTTTGGAATGTTCTCAATTTTAGCTCCAGAATTCCAATCTCCTGCCCGTGGCTTTAATACGGTTTGCTGTATACGATTGGCCCCCGCCTCAAATTTACTCGCTAGATTTCCAGCCGTTGCGCGAACCGGGCTTGCTGCTACACGGAGAGCAGTTTTACCTGCTCCGGTCTCAGCTAAAGCACCAATTGCACCAGCCCCAAATGTAGGGGTTAAAATATCAGCCCCCATACCTAAATCAGCCGCCTGCCCTTGTTGCTTTTCGTCAAATTCGTAGAACTTGTTAGCCTCGTAATTTTTAGCATCTTCGGGTTTCATGCCATTTGAAAACGACCTAGCTTGCTGCTGCAAAAGCCAGCCTGGGATTCTTTTTTTGTACTCCCTAGGCGTATTTGAAACCCCGGCCCGCTCAAAGCTGGTCTCAGATGATTGTATCGGGTTTGGACCTGTAACAAAAGGGTTAATAGTCGATCTGACTACGTTCTTTGCCGCTTGTAAGGCTACAGGGCCAAAGCCTTCTTTATCTTGTACAGCTTGGGCTACTGCATTTATCGGACCCGTAGAAAGGCTTTGCGCCACATTACCAGCGAACTTTAAAGGACCGGAAATATAACCAGGTAACCCAGAACTAGGCTGTTCTTCCTGTGGTGCTGGTTGGGGCTGCTGCGCTTCTAAGGCTTGTTCAGCCTCAAACCTTGCTCGGAATCGAAATCGCTTTTCTTTTTCAGCATCCATTATTTTTGCGCCTTTTTCCAAGCTTGGTATTCATCTTCTTCTTCTGGCTTGGTAAATGTCTGGGCTTTTTGTTCTGTTTTTGGCGCAATACTTCCACGAATACGGGTTCTAATTGCTCCTCCCGGGTCCATACCTTCGGCCACAAAAGCGGCTTCTTTGGATAGGTCATTGAGGATTAAATTTGCCTCTTCTGCGTTACTAAAGGCAGCATCTCGTAGGCTAGAAATTAAACGCTGAAAGCGGGCTTCTTCATCGGCATTCACTGCGCCACCAGAGCGCAAGCGGCCAACCTTATCTGAAATTTGGTCCGCTATCTTTATCAGATACCTATTAGTCCCAGTTTTTAGACCTGTAGTCGATCCAGCGAAATCCTTAGTAAATGCATCCGACATAGATTTGATATCATCCTGCAAGGTAGATGCTATAGAAAGGGTCTTCGCTGCATCTCCAGAAAGTCCCTTTGGTGGTGCTGGTGGTTTAGCCCCGGCTGTTGGCTTCGCTGGAGCCGTCCACAATTCAACGGGGTTTCCAGACTCATCTCTGCCTTTGGAGTCCACCTTTACCATAGTGTTATTTCTAGCCCTTACGAATTTCTCGCCTTTCCATACTGGAGCCGTTGAGGCTGCAATTGGAGATTGATTTTGGGGTTGTGCTATCGCAGGTTCTGGAACTGGAGGGGATTTAAACTCTCCGGTAGTGCTATTGAATATTCGGCCATCTGTTGAGCCGTGCCATTGAGGCATATTGTTTTTTGCTGGTGTCTCCGTCATAGGTATGCCACCCATAAACTCGGCCATCTCTTGCCCATAGCCAGCCCTAGCCATGTGGTCAAATATCTCTCTCTGGCCTTCGGGGGTGTGTCCGTACTCTCCAGAAGATGCCATTAACCCACTGAGATTCTGGTTAAAACTCTGTTGGCGCATGCGCTTCTGCTCTTCAAGCTTCCGCTTAGTTTCCGCGTCCATGCGCTGGGAATTTGCGTCCCTTGACTGCATGGCTCTATCATACCCCATTAACCCCTCTCGTAAAAGGCTTTTTGGGGCATTCTGGTATATGGAAGAATCAATCAATGCCATATTTCACCTATTTCTTTTTTGCAGTTTCGGCTATTCTGAAGCCAGTATCTACAATATCTCCGAATAACCCTCTGCGCTGGTTGCTACGGGTTAGCGTTGCCTGACCACGAGCGTTACCCATGCCGGTGTAAATATCAGCCATATTCTGCCCGTACTGACCCGATAAATCCGCTCCAGCCATGGACGCATCGTATCCAGTATTTACAAGGCCATTCTGCATATTGTAGTTATTCGCAGCGGTATTAGAATTCCATGTGTTCAAGTCTTGGTTGGCATTATACCCGAAGTTTCTATCACCCTCGAAAGCGCCTTGATTAAAGTTTGCGCCCTGCATTCCGTAATTAGCACCGAACTGGCTGTTATTTATGCCAGCTGAGCGGTCACCCTCGAACGCTCCCTGCTGGAAGTTCGCCATGTTCATGGCGTTAGTGTTGCCCATCTGAGTATTATTCATGCCCGCGCTTCTATCTCCCTCAAAGGCTCCCTGATTGAAGTTCGCTGCATTCATGCCGTATGTGTTTCTCTCTGAGTTTTGACTTGCGCCAAAGGAACGGTCACCGCTTGCTCGTGCGTAAGCGTTGTTAAGCTGGTCAGCGTTAAAGTTTCGAGTGTCTTGGAAGTCTCCATAGCCTACGTTTTGAGCGTTTTGGAACTTACTAAAAGCGTCATTGAAATTATTCTGAGCCGCATCGGTGGCCCACGACCCAATTTTATCTATAGTACCGGATGACATTAGCCCACCCTTTGCCGCTGCGCTTGCTTGTATCGCGTTAGTCCCCTTTTGGATTATCTGGTCTAGAAAAGGATTAGCAAACTTCTGGATATTCTCTGTCGTTGCGTCCTGTCTTTGGAACTGTTGAGGTATATCAAAGCTCTGGCCGTTTAACCCAAACGCACCAAGATTCGCTGTCTTTCCTGCTTCTCCGTTAAATGCTTGATAACTAGGGGCCATAATCCCACTAGACATTGGACCTTGGTAGGTATTTAATTGCGGGTTAAACTGCCCATCACTGGACATGCGGCCATCGTAACCTTGGAATTGTGGGGCTTGATATCCACTCGACATTGGACCGTTGTAGCCACCATAACTAGGGGCCATAATCCCACTAGACGATGGACCTCCGTAGGAGTTATAAGCTGGAGAGTATACCCCATTATTAATATTGTTTTGCAAATTCTGGTAGTTCTGGGTTGCATTCTGCTGGTAAGGCTGTAAAAATCCTTGCCCTTGTTTATAAGCGTCACCAATCGCCCCTTGTGCTTGGTTTGCTCCTTCCATCTGCTGTCTCTCGGCATCTTTTGTCGCGTTTGCTCCTGAGACTTCATCATAAAGGTTAGTAGCACCATCAACAACATTGCCAGCGCTTCGCTTTACAGTTCTTCCCGCACTCATTACTCCAGAAGCAGCAGAGTTAATACCTGATCCAATCGTGCTAAATAATCCCATTTATTCCGGTCCTTGCTGGGCATCTAAATAGCAGCCCTGAAAAATGAATCTTGCTGCACCTGTGCAGGTCATCCGATAGAATCGCTTTGCTGACATCCCTAACCGTCTAGCCTCAGCGGTTATTAATTGCCCTGTAGTTGTGGTTGTGATAGTTACTGAAGGAGTTATAGCCGTTGAGTAGCTATAACCGTTGTCATCCGTCCAATCAATCGAAATACCAGCAAATGTGGTACTAGGAGTCGAATCAAAAGCAGCCTCAAACACGAATCTGATTTTAGAGTGGAAAAGCTCATCGGAACCGTTACCAATAGGGCCAAATATGCGAGAGCATGAAATAGCCGTACCTGCATCAGTGCTTATTGTGGGCTTTATTTTATAAACTCGCCCATAATCGTCTAGACAAACCGGGTAGTTTCCGAGATATGAATTTGCGTTGAGAGCGAATTTAGGAGAATCGAAAAGAAATTGATTATTTTCAGTTTGAGTCTCAAACCATATACCTTGGTCTATATCATAGACGTAGCTTAAGTTTGAACCAGGTGTGTAGACAGATAAGAAATCGTGCCCATTTTCGTGATATACATTTAGAATGGTCGGAGCTGAACTTATAATAACCGATTCTATATATGGTGTGCTTATTCGATTTAATTGCCCGCCGACTATCTGGTAAATACTAGATGAGACTTCACCTCCAGCACTGGCAAGAAAACCAGGAGGCATAAAAAATAGCGATTCTTTTCTCTTAGCCACAACAGGAGGGCCTATTCCGGTGTCAATTGTTGCGCCATTAATTCGCTCAAATGGAAATGAATCGCTTCCAGTATTGTACCATAATTCAATAGACCTAGCTCCAAATAAATAAAGATTCTGGTCATGTGCTACAACCGATACAAGGTTGTCGCCCATTCCTTCGGCGGTCGCAAAAGTAAGTGGTGTCCAGTCAGACGGATCGAGAAGTGCGGACAATCTAAATTGACCAGTACTAGGAACAGCAGCCACAAAATAACCATCTATAAATGTAACGCTTGCGCAGTTTGTCGGGTAGTTAGCATCAACAATGGCGGATATAGTCCCAATACCCATTGTTAGAGTATATCCTGTTGAGCCTGTAGCGATAATTAGATTGGTACCGTCATCAGCAAATGAAATGCTTTTTACAATTCCATGAACGTAGGTTCCGCGATTGGTAGCGGTTCCCGTATTGGATATTTCCCAGATTTTAGTATTATCCGCAACATATAATAACCCAGAACTTGAGAAGTACGCTCCATAAGGGGAACCGTCATCCGTTCCAGCATTGCCGGTTGATGAGAATAACTCAATCCCCCAACGCTTTACCAATTTGTATCCCGTTGATGTTTTCTCAGGATACATATTCACACACCGCTGGATCTGGTTCAGCGTCCTATCCTGATAGGCTGGGGCTGTGAATTGTGGTACCTCTATCATATATTCCAGTACGCTCTAGGGTTGTATCCGTTTGGCATTCCTGGTGCTAACGGGTCCATGTGGCCATTTTCAAACTGTATTGCAGCCTCTACAATAGCCTTCTTTGATTCCGCCGCCATTTGTACCATGATTGCAGTAACAGGATATCCGTAAACGCCAGCCAATCTAGGAGCTAGGTTCATGATGATTGCATCTTCAAAACCAGGAGGTAGTACTACCGTACCGGCTCCGGTTAAATCTGCTAATGGTTTTAAACTGTTCAATCGAAACGTGAAAGATGAAACAGGGACCGGCAATATATACAAGGTACCAAGGCTACTGGTATAGGTTGGATTATATGCCAGCTGAGCCCAATACGGGTCAATCTGGATTGTCTTCAGTATTGCGCTCTGATATTCAGCATGGGAAATCAATTGCATGTTGTGGTCAACGTTTGACGAATCTCGATATTGTGCCCCGAGAATCTTCATCGGTCTAGAGACATTAAACGAGCCGCTAGTGCCAATGGTCATTGACGCACTCCCACCTGTCCAAGTCAATGAATCCAGCGTCTCCGCGAATATTGGCCCCATCTCAGCATTCCAGCTTCCGAGCATTCTATTCAGCTCTGAAACGCCGTCTGATAATTCCTGAGTCGTCGCGCTTCCGCCAGAAGGCAGCTTGACGATACGGGTTAGAGTATCAGTTACAAGGCTGTTACCAGTAGCCACTTAGATGCCGCCACTGCAACCGAGCATGGATAAATCAGCGTCAGAAGCTGCGCCACGGATATAATAAATATGAGTAGCTCCCATAGGCGCATTAATACGGCCAACAAATCCAGCGGGTAATCTAAATCCTGTGGACGTGGTTACCGCAAGATTGGGCTTACCGAACATGATATGGATAGGAAATGCGCTTGCTGCAATTGTTCCTACGGATAACATGATAGTGTTACCCCCAAGAGTCGCAAGGGCTGTAGAACCTGATGTACTCCCAACGGTGACATTGACCGCCGTTGTTAAACCGTTTACTTCGATTGGTGTTACTGCATGGCTCATGCGTTTGATCCTCCGGGTTGCCGGAGCATGTACTCATGGAAATTTCCACGAAACACATTGTCGGCTGAATGATGGTTTATGTTTAAATTAGGCACCAGCCAGATTTCCCCGCCGATGTCAATCCAATTTCTACTAAAAGAATAATCCTCTCCATACCACGTCCCTTTATAGGCTCCATGATTAAAAAGGTCAATAGAAGGAGCATACCCGCAACCGTATAAAAGGTTTGGGTATGCCCAGGCGAAACGGTCTAAAGCTTTCGCTGTAACTTTTAAGAATCCAGCCGGTACGCGGTGCGCTTTAATCGCTCCGTCTTCCCGAACAATAGGGCGGTGGTCATGTGAGTCCGCCAACGCCCCCATGTATTCTTCTGGTTCTTGCTTAAATCGGTAGGTGCCCGCCACTACATCCCCATCCGTTTGGATAAGGGTGAGCAAGTCTTTAGGGTCCCAAGACAAATCATAATCCAGATAAATCATAATATCCGCTCCAGCATCAAGTGATTTGCGGGTCATGATAGACCTAGCCGCCGAAATGTACGGGTTACCTAATTCTTGCACCCAGACATTCTCAATCCCTGCTGCATCTACTAAACGCGCTGAATCTTCCAACGCTTTTAAATAGGGTGCCATAGGACCGGAAAGACTAGGAGTAGCAAAGGCAACTTTCATTTAGGCAGATCCCTTATAGATACCCAAAGCAATCAACGTATTCATGATTTCCTGAATCACGGCAAGCTGGGTAGCTCCGAAACTCGCGGAAACTGCGATATTGCTAGTTGCCTGGTTAGAAGATGAACGTTGAACTATGGGAGTATATCCGTAGAACCCGACCTTATCAGTTGTGGCTCCACCTACATAAAACCCATCTGGGTCAAATCCGATTTTCTGTGCCATATTTTTCTCCTTACGCCGAGGCGTAGTTTAATGTTTAGAAAGACGCGTCCGTTACAACGTTTGTAGGACGGAAAACAACTAAGGAATAAGTCTCGTTAGCGGTAGGGGTAACAGCGGCAGTGCTTGCGAAATTAACCGTCAAAGTATCCGTAGCGGATACCCGACAGTTTATAACGCCCAAACCAGCCTGCTCCGTAGGCTTTACGACTGTGAGGATGATATCTCCTAATCGCAATCCAGGAACAGTCACGGTTTGGCCTGCAACTGTAGTTCCCACCGATGACCAAGTTTTGGTAGAACCAAAAGTTAGGCATACGATTCCATTGGAATTTCCAATTAATGGGACCATTATTCACCCCAGTTCGTTACGATCCAGTTGCCGCGTAGCACCTTGACCGCGAGTAGAATATCCATACGCAGATACTCTTGGTGATTACCGCCATCACGCCAGAATTCCGTCTTAACGGGGATTCCGTCGAGCGTCTTCATGCTTGCCAAACCTTTGATTTCAGGCATGACAGGTGGCAAGAATACAGCTGCTACAGCTTTGGGAGTGTAAATCAAGTTCTGGTAAGATAACGCACCAGAAGAACCGCCATTAAGCCAAGTAACTGCAACAGAGCCAGCACCAGCACCGGAAACGTTTCTGGTCGAGCCAGTCAGAACCACCGCCTCAGTCAAGACCACAGTCAAAGCTTCGCCGCCTGTTGAGGTAGCGAGGGAAGCGAGACGGAATACTTTCAGCTTAGGCAATGTGGCCTTGGTCTGTGGGTCTACCTCGAATACATCGGCGATGGTGAATGCCATGCCAGCCGTAAACGTTTTAGAGACACCAACCGAGGTCATGGTTTGAGTAGTACCGGCAATCAAAGCAACGGAAAGTGAGGCATCAGAATTTACACCCGTTCCATTAGCAAGACGGTAGATGCTTGGAGAACCAAACATATTCACGCCAGCCATGTTTTTCAGCTTCCCAGTGATATACTGGTTGCTAATCTGGGTGGTTGGATTGCTCAAAGCTTTGGTGTTATCCATCAGCTTTGAGAGAGCGGTGTAGGAGTGGGCTCCGAAAATTTCCCCCATTTGAGGGATGCGCTGTTCAGACAAACGAGCGACACCATCAGAAATGGAGAGGAAAGAGCCGGGAACGGTTCCGGGAGTGTTACCAGCATCAAGCAAAGAGCCTTCCGCCATTGTTT